AAGCGTCTAAAGCTAAGGTATCACTCCTTGATAATTAATGGAGATGATTGTGCATTCCCTTCTAATGACCTAACCCACTCCTTATGGAGGTATTTTGGGTTTTGTTCTGGACTTCACCCCTCAATGGGTAAATACTTTTATACAGATGAATTTGTTCAGATTAATTCACGCAACTTCCTTCCTGTTCCCCTTTATATAAATAAAGAACGGGGTTCTTACATGGAGGAATTTGCTGACTATGTTGGTCAGCGACAGTATTTTAGTCGCTTTAGGGAAATCCCATTTGTAAATTTACGACTTCTTGTTGGTAATCCACGCTCTGCAGCGTGTGATACTCCTGATGACTTTAAAATTACTTCTTTAGGTTCTCGACAAAGAGATTTTATACTAGACGGCCCGAACTTTTTATTTAAACAGTTAGCTGTCTTGTTTTATGCTCGTAACGAGAACATCATCAAGAATAGTCGTCTCCCCTGGTTTGTCCCCACCAAGTATGGTGGCTTAGGCCTCAATGAAAAATTAACACCTTATGGTGATGGTCTAAGTGATACTGATCGCGCAGTGTGCGCCTTAATCAGTAGCGGGAAGTTTAAGAATCCTCCTCGTAATATAAAAGTTGAGGATGATTGGAAGACTCATGCTTTGGTACTCGATTTAATTGAGGCCAATAACATAAAGATTGTTGAGCAAGAGCAACCGGATGAGGATTATGGGAAATTTTACGGCCTTCTAGCCCTTTCTACTTTAAATTTCTTCTCCGCTGATCAAATCAATCCAAATTTGTCTCGCTATGAGACTATTGGTGATAAGCAGAGGAGGAAGATTTACGAATATCAATGTAGAATTCGAAAGGCTAGACGATTTTGGTCGAAAGCACATACACACCCTGGTGTAAGAAATAAGCGCAATCGTCAATTTAATCCACATATGCGACGATTTAATTCGGTAGGACCGATTAAGACTTATGGCGAACTAGGATTAGAATCCGGCAAGTTCGAAGAATTATCTAGCTACATAATGCCAATGGAGTTCTGCTCCAATTAGATAACGAGCTGATGTCTGCTTGGAAAGCTAGACCAAGTGCTCGATCGGCATCTAGATGCAGCGTAGAGTGTCCACTCCCGCAATTCCAGCGGGGGGCTCAGGACCCTGATTGTGTCTACATGGTTACTGGTCCGGTACTTGGGGTTTGAGTAGAACGGTATGGCTTTAAGTTGGGGGGTATCCCCTTCGGTTAATGACCTTAACTTTGACGACATACCTCTTGATGGGGTATTAGTTGGGTTATGTGTCAGGTACTGGCCATGGCCGCCGTCGTACTCACTACACGCGATATGGTGTAGACTTTCTATCCAC